TATCTCCCATTATACTCTATTTATCGGCATTGTCAAGGGGTAGGCTTGAGGATTTTCTGTACCCTAGTCATATATTCTAGCATGCACCTCGTGGTCTACGGCTTGCACTGTTGGCTTACCATTCAGAACATACATCTTCGCCCATCCCGATACTGTCACCGGAATCGGATACTTATCATCACACACGCCAGTCCGTTGAATGAACGTGTCGTGCTTGTACGGGTTGTACATCACGAAACAAAACGGAGATGCCGGATTGTGGTAAACTGCATTGCAAAACTCGGCATTCATCGCAAGGTATCCCGACACGCCAGCGTGTACGTTCTTTTTCTTCTCACGCCGCACCCGTGTCTGTCCAGCCTTGCCTACCAAGAATCGACAGTCCTTCAGGAAGACGAGGTTGGTGTGTCCGACAATCTTCCCGCTCTGTCTCACGCTCCACGTTTTCTTGTGGAGGTTCCAGTAGACGTAGAGCCGCTTATCATAGTTGATACAACTCATTCCTCGCTCCCGAACATCTTGTCGAAACATGTTCCACACGTTCCGCTAATGAGCAATTCCCGTTCATCCGCCGACAGGTACGGCATGGCGTTCTGGATCAGTTCGCCACCTTGCCACCTGTCCACGTCTTCCGCACACGCCGCCAGAATATGATGCCCATTGCAACACCGGCAACTTACTGAGACCGTGCCGTTTGTTAGTTGTTCCATCGCGCTGAGACCCTTTGCTTGTGTTTGCGTTTGTTCTTCCATTATACTATACTTATCGGCATTTGTCAACCCCCAACTTGGGCCTTTTTTGCCTTTTCCGCTGGCTATCTCATCTTCGCTTTGATCGGAGCGGTTTTGCTGCGACACCCCTTCTTTCGCTGGCTATACATTAGAACATTTACTCGGATGGGTAAGCTAGGACACATACCTAGATTGACCACCTTGCCTCCTCCATCCAGTGTACCCATCTTGCCTATCCTACCCATCTTGCCTATCCTACCCATCTTGCCCGTCTTGTCAGAGTGGCCTTTTCTCCGACATACCTCTATTATACTATAATTATCGGCATTGTCAAGGGTGAAACTTTAGGCTATATGTTGTTGCTATGAAAGGGTTTACGTCGTCAGGGGGGGCCGCCCCCTCGGCGGATTTTGTCAACCCCGAAAAGTGGAAAACCGGCAGCGGCAGGTAACCAACCCAACCGCCACCGGCCCACGAAAAGGATTCACTCATCGCCGTTGCTGCTCCACTGATCTTCCAGTTCGGCACCTTCGAGGGTCGCACCAATCGCCTTCATCGCCACGCCCAGAACGCAAAAGGTTGACATACAGATCATTTCCTTGGCGAAGTCAGCGGTGACCATAGAATCGGATTCGGATTCGTCGGATTCGTCGGACTTATCTTCGCCCATGAACATCGCTACTAGATGCTGAACGGCCATCATCAGGTCGGGTTGATCGTCAGCTAGTTGAGTCATCGTCTGAACTGCAAACTGATCCGGTTCGGCTTGCGTTGCCTTTTCCATAGTTGCCGTGAGGCAGCCAAGGCTGATTTTTGGAATAGTCATTGTGTCGTTTCCTCTTTCGTGTCGTTCTTGTTATACTATATTTTAGCAGACGTTAGGCCGTTGTCAAGATCTTCTTTCGATTGTAGGAACCTTTTCCTTTGAGTTTCTTCAACGCTTCCGCCGCCTCGCTTCCTTTCGGTTGCGTCCCGTGAATCAACAATGCGAAGTTATCATCACGCCAGTCTGGATTCGCCGCGTGGGAATCATCGTGGTCGATAATCAGGTCGAGTTCTTCCGCTTGCTCTTCGCTGAATACAACCTTAGCAGACCGGAAACCGTACTCGTCAATCATCCAATCATCACGCCCACCATACGACGCCGTCAACACTAGATTCTCGGGAACCTCGTTTCTGAGACTATCCCAATATTTCAGACTTTTGGTGTAGGCGTAGAACAGAACGTCTGGTCGATTATTCGCGAGGTGAATCCACGCCTTGAGATAGTTTTCGTTGAAGAAATCCCCGGCGACGTGAATCCGAACAATCCCGGCATCCACGGGCATTGACCGCCACAATTCCCCGTACATCATCGGCCAGTCGTTTTTGTTTTCCTTCAGAGTATCATAGTTGTGCTTGCGAAGATTGTACACGTTGGTGTACTGCACCTCTTGCGATGCGGAAAAACAACGGAACTCATTGTCGGGACCGTCCTTGATTGTCCGCTTGCCATCTTCACCGACAACCGCTTTCGAGAGACACGCTTTTGCAAACGGGCACGAATAGCCCGACAGTAGGTCCAGACTATAGACTTTCCGCCCATTGTCAAGCATACCCGTGCTATCAAGATACTTCGCCACGGGACCATCGGCCAACCGTGCCGTTTTCGCGTTTGCTTTCGACCACTTCAACATTTGTTTTCCCTTTTGTGTTGTTTCCATGTCTCCCATTATACTATATATATCGGCATAAATCAAGCCCGCTCTCCACCTAAAATAGTATTTTGTAAAAGTAGTTGTAAGTCGTTGCGTGGTAAGGGGTTACGTCGGCAAACGGGGGGGCCGGTTTCGGCCTTTTGTCAAGTCCAACCGTCATCCTTAGTATTATAATCTCCGTTGATAAACCAAGCCATACAACGGGCCACCCACTTGAAGCCAGTTGTTATAAGAGGCTTTCCATCTTTGGGGTCAAACACTTCCCACATACTATTCTCCAAAGTCAAAGTCGGTTTGTCCTGCAAGAGGAAAGTTATCACCTAGAGGGGTGCTAGGATCAAACGGCTGTTGACGCTTGGCATCGTTTAACTTTTCAATCAGCGAATCCAGCAGGGTTACCTCTATGGGATGAGTTGCCTTGTCAGAGTATTCATCTCCGGTATGTACGAAAATGTGTTCTCTTAGAATATCAATCAACAACTCCGTTTGTCCGTTTTCAATAACGATCATTTACATCGATTCCTTGATTGCGTTTTGGTTCTGGTTTGCCCGTGTGCGGTTGCGTTTGGTTCGCCTGTCCTCGTGGTTTCCCGCTCCCGCCTTGTTGACGGAATGAATCCGTCCAGCCTTCCACGGTTCACTCTCAATCGTGATTGTGATGCAGTTAGCACCAAACTCGATTGTACCGCGATCCGTCTTTTTGGTCTTATACTTCATCGTCGATCTCCACCCATCCATTCTCTACAGCACCCTTGACGAAAGCAACCTCAATTCGGTACTGCCTGCCGTCGTCCACGTCGTATTCGATAGTCTCGTTGTTTTCCCACTGTTGCCGATAGTTCTCAACCCGCTGAGCCTTTGCGGCCTTGTCGATCTGGTGTTGAGTTGGGCCATGTTCCTTGACGTGCATTGTATCAAGCTCGGCCAGAGAACGCAAACCAGTTTTCTCGTTGCGGTATTCTTCCGACAGCATATGGTTTGGGACTTCGATGGCTTCCATCAATGCCTCCCGATACTGTGCGATCAATTTTCCGCCGATTGTCTTGTCGAAATTGTAACTCATTGTTCCCTCAGTGCAACGTAAATCAGATACAGAGCAGCGCTAGTTGAAAGTAGTAACCACCACGGACTCATAAGCATGTCTCCTTGTTCGTATATTATACCATCTTGTCATCTGTTTGTCAACCCACTTTCTCCATATCCTTTTCTCTTACAAAGACGTGCTCAGTCGGCCAGCCTTGTCCGGGGAATAGATCGATCTGGTACAGTCCATAGTCAAGACCTTTGGCGAGTGGTAGGCCAGTGACGATACCAGCAAACTGGGTCGTCCTCACCTTGTCACCAATCTTGAACTTGTGTTCTGGGTGTGGGTATTTGCTCATATTTACCATTATACAATATATATCGGCATTTGTAAACCCAAAGCTCCACCTTTTCTCAGGTTTTGTCAAAGTAGTCATAACTCGTTGCTATCACTGCACTTACGGCGGTGAACCGCCCCGCCCCCCTTTGCGGGCTGTCTATACATTTGGACATTTACCCGGCTGGTTAGGCTAAGACCAGTCCGCATCAATCCTTCTTCGCATCTCGCATTTTCCTCCACGTTGTTTTATCACAGTAGACCCAGCCACTATCGACCAGTTTCTTGATAGCCTCGCAGTGGGCCACTGTGGAATGTTCCATCCGTTTGAACTTGCCGCCTTTACTTAATGTCTTCATGAGTCATATCCCTTAGTTCTTGATTCTTGTCAGAGACTAGGCCTGTGAAGATCACAACCTCGCCTTCCATATCCTCTATCACATGGCACATCGGAAAGTGTTTCAATGCAATCCTGAAAACGTCATCGAGTTTCATCGAAGTCTAACTCCTATTGTCCGGGGAGTGGGAACGGGTACTGGTCGCTGGGCGTAGGATCTTCCACAGGGTCGCCTAAAGATTTATGGTCGTGAAGATTCGATGCCCGATTGATAAAGTCCAACACCTGCTCAACGTTGAGGTAGCCAGCAACATTATCATAGAAAGCATCGTCTCTCTTGTTTCGTGGGCCAGTCAGTCCCGGCACAGACACCCACGACAGATTCGTGCCAGTAACGTAGGCGGCACACTCAGCGAGATCTGAACCCCACGCTTCGGCCTTCTTCGGGGCGTCAAAGTCGGCATCCCTACATTCGCTGTCGCTGTAGTTGCCCGGACCCCATTGGACGGAAACTGTCACGCTGTTGGGCAGGTCCAAGTGAAACCCTTTACCACCTGTGATTCGCATTTTCTTGTCTGTCATCGTCATCTTCCTTGTTCGCGTGTTTGTTATATCTCCCATTATAGTATATTATCGGCATATGTCAAGGATGAACTCCAGCTAAAATAATATTTTACCAAAGTGGTCGTAAACCGTTGTGTGGCAAGGGGTTATGGCGTCGGGGGGGGCCGCCCCTCGGCCCGGATTTGTCAACCCCGAAACGTGACTATCTTGTCGCCACAATAATAAATATCCAGAACGTCAGCGCCGCCACCGTCGTCAAAGTGTCTCGATCAATCTTTCTCAGCATCCTCATACGTCAACCGTCTCCATACGATCAGAAATCTCATGAGCCATATCAACAGCCTCGTCGCTGCTAGTGGTTGTGGAAACTACGTCCCACATACAATCATCCGGCCCATCCGCGACTAATGCCCACACCTCGAAATCATCGGTGTCGTGGCAATAGATAACCTCAACTCCGTCCAGCGTCAAAACTTTTTCCATTCTATATCCCTCTCACTTTCCAGATCTCTCTCTTGTCAGAAAAATGTATACGCTTTTCTGACAATCCTCAAACAAGCTCTACAGGCACTGCTCGAAGATGCAAGCCGTCAAGCCCGCAAGCCTCAAAGAATCGCGTTCTGTCGAATCGCGGATTGTCATTCGCAAAGTAGTTTGCGATGTCTGTGGCGATCTCGTAGCAGGCATCTCGCCCAGCCTTGGGAACGTGCTTTTTGATGATTGCCGCTTGTACTTCGTAAACTTTTCGTGATAGCATGTGTGTTCTCTTTTCGTTTCGTTATTGTATATGTGTATTATACCAAGTACGGCTTAGCTTGTCAAGCCACTCGCTTTACTTCGCTTGGCTTGTAATGTCCCCACGTCTGGCTATTCCTAGGAATGTCCAACAGTAGTGTCCCGGCATGGTAGCCTTGAATCACGGCCAACACTTTACCCACGCGGTAACCCACCCGAACCTTGTCGCCTCTTTTGAATTCAATCATCGTTCCCCTTTTCTTGTTTCTCATAACTACCATTATATCTATATTATCGACATAAATCAACCCCAAGCTCCACCTAAAATATTATTTTGTCAAAGTAGTCATAAGTCGTTGATGTCAAAGGAGTTACGTCTCCGGGGGGGCGGCCCCCTCCACTTTTTGCTGGCGACCACTGGCTGGCTGTATATTGAGATATTTACCCGGCTGGTTAAGCCGAGACTCAATGGTCAATCGGCCAAATAGCCCAAATTGCCTCAACCCCCCAGTTTGCCCAAACCCCCCAGCTTACCAAATAAAAAACACCCCGCCGCAAGCTGCGACGAGGTGGAAAGGGAATCGCTGCCAGAGTGTATGTTATGGGTCGGCCTCAATAATAGAGGAGCTTTGCACCCTTTGTTTGTATTAGGCTTTCAGTGGCTCTCAACCCTAGTCCGCGTTTATACCCCTCGCAGGTCGTTAGGCTTTCACTTCTGCGACAGGGAGCGGACTCCAGTAGCCTGTTGTGCTATTTGAACCACGGATGTCGTTTTGCATCCGCGATACCGATCATGATAACCGGAGTAATGATTGCTGTGAACATTGCAACTGTGATGATTGTGTTTGTCATATCTCTATTGTACCAGATTGTTCGTGTGTTGTCAACCGCGTTTTCCAAAGTTTTTCAGTTCACATGCGGCCAGTGGGAAGATGCTCGGGAGGAACTGGGTTCTCGTTTTGTCGGACCTTTGTAGCAGTCCAACACGTCGGGGATGAAATCCTCGTCCACGTTCATGTGGTAGTTCACGGCAACTGTTGCAAGCCCCGAGTCACGCAAAACCCTGCCGATTTCAGCGATCTTGGATCGCTCATTCGACAAGCCCTTTTTCATTTGGTCCGCGATTGTTTGTGGGTAGTAGCTCATAACTTTTTCCTTCTCATTGTTTCTCATGCCCCTATTATATCAGATAGGCGGCATCTTGTCAAGCCCGATCAGGGCTTTTCCTTGCTTCCTATATATATTATCGGCATTTTTCACCCTCCGGCATCACCCTTTCTCAAATTTTGCAAAAGTAGTCGTAAGTCGTTGGTACGCAAGGGGTTACGGCGCGAAACCGCCCCGCCCCTGCGACCCGCCTTGTCAACCCCACGGAGGCGTTGTCGTGTTAGCATGACCATTTTGTATCTTGGTAGTAGTCGAATCCGCTTGGACCATCACCGGCGTGATTCTCGAAACCGTTCCCGCCGAAGTGCGGTTGTTCAAGCAATGCCTTCTCAACGCCTCCTTCAACGTATCTGCCGTTGGTGCAATCGTAGCAATCGCATTCGCTCCACGTCGTGTTGTGAGCGTCTTCCGCTTTCGCGTTTTCGGTCAAGCCATGTTCAAAGTCAATCGTCATTGTGTTACCCTTTCAAGGTGTTTTGTATTGTGTCCCGCCATTGTTTACTTGTTAGGCTTCAAGCGTTGTTGTTTACTTGTTCAACTTCAAGTTACGACGATCAATCGTAATGCTTCCATTGCATAGGCTCCGGCTTGATGACCGGCTTGATGACCGGCTTGGTAACCGGCTTCTTGGTGTTTTTGTTTTTCATCATGTTGTTTGTTTTTCTCATAAGTATATTATACCAAGTTTGGCTCAGCTTGTCAAGCCCACACTCAAACTTTTCTCGCTCTGCAATCAAGTTCGCTTGCAAGTTCAATGTTCTTTTCATCATCATCGAAGAACCAAACGACATCATGATTCTCAATAATGCTCAACAGAACCTTTCGCTTTGCCTTCGCAACATTCACGTTTGCGTTTGAACCAACACAATGAATCGCGTTTGCTTCAATGCCGAATCCACTCAGGAATTCAGCAATTGCGTTTGCAATGCATTCGTTGCGAGCCGTCAAGATAAAAACCGAATGGCCTTCATCGTAAACGTCCTTCGCCAAGTCCATCAGATCCAACGGTGTGCCGTTCAAGATTGTCGAAGGATCATTGAACTCCGCGAACCGATCTTCTGTTCCGTCGAGTTCAACCGCACTTGTGTGAGCAAGTGTCTCATCGAAATCGAATACGAAGGCTTTTGTTTTTGTTTTGTTTATCATTCTTGTTTCCTTGTTTCTCATAACCCTATTATACATACAATGTCGTCATCTGTAAAGCCCAAGCGGCACCTAAAATGGGCATTTTAAAAAGTAGTTGTAAGTCGTTGATACGTAAGGAGTTACGACGCGAAACCGCCCCGCCCCTCTCGTGTGCCCCTGCGTATATACCACCCGTAAGGGGCTGGTTAGGCTAGTACACCCCTCACTAGATGGTACGTAGCCCTACCTCATAGTCATATGCTACCATTACGCTGTCATGATTGTATGTGCCCATCTGATACGTACCTCTCTCTACTACAGTGATAGGGTCAAGGTATTCCCTACCATCAGTAGGCTGCTGCATCATGAACACAACAGCAGCATGGCATAGGCCATCAGCTTCAACCCAATCACTTATCATCAGTGTATCATTGCCTAGTACTGCTGTCTCTACTCTATACTGCATAGCTGCTCTCTTGTGTGTGTGTGTGTTAGTATAGGTATCGCATGTATAGCTCACATATGTAAGCGATAACGTATACCCATGCTGCATATGATAGCGATCTATTCTCTCTCATGTGTGTACCCGTGTGTGTGGTGTAGCCCCACGTGTGCTCCCTACTACTGCTGCTTACAGGGGATTAGTTAGGCTGGTACACTCTCATCACACCATGCCCACTCAGGTGGTGGTAGTAGCTCACCCAGCTGTGTGGTAGTACTGATGCCATGCTTGTCTATGTCGTACTGTGCTACACTACCGTACTCAGTAGCATCACCCACTACCAATGCCCAGCCTATACCATCGGCATCAGGTAGCTCAGTGATGTAGTACTCCCACATGTTACTCAGTATCACATGTGCTACCACATTAAGCTTAGCGTTGCCGCGTTGTATCTGTCGCATGTGTGTGTCCTTGTGTGTGTGTGTGTACGTGTGTGTGTGTGTGTTACGGTGCGGGTGTGAGGCAGGGCTTAGTGCCACCGTATTGGCTCGCCAGTGCTTGAATCAGTTCATCCTCATCAACCAACATCTGAAAGGTGTGATCCCCAATGGTCACACTCAATACGGTACTACCCACGGAGCGGGCTTGTGTACTGTCGAGTGTTTCTACTGTTGCGTTGTTGATTGTAATCATTCCGTTTTCCTTAGCGTTGTTGTTGTTTCTCATGAGTATATTATATCAAGCGGGGCTTCGATGGTCAAGACCAACGGCTTGCCTTTCTGGAATTATCTCAAAGTAGTTGTAAGTCATTGGTACGCAAGGGGTTACGGCGTGAAACCGCCCCGCCCCTATTTGCCTAGCGCGGGGGTGCCCCATCTTAACTGGGATAGTTTACCTAATACACTACTGCTTACTTGTTAGGTTTACCTATCTTGCTTATCTTAGCCATCTTGCCTATCTTAGCCATCTTGCCTATCTTAGATCTTGCCCCAAGCTTGCCACTTGAAGCTGCTGTAAAGCCACATGACAACCACTGTCATTGTTGCTGTCATGCTGATTGCGGTTAGTGTATCCATTGTGTTTCCCTTTCAAGGAAGTTGTGTTGTTGTTTCTTATACGTGTATTATATCAAGTATAGTTTGTTTTGTCAAGGTCAATCAGTTACTATTCTGAATATTCTCAGAAATATATCCATGTGTGATTGCCCATCGAATCATTCCATTCCATCGCACAACGCTTACCCGTTGTGGTCGAATTGTACTGTAACGGATGTAGTTGAGGAATTGAGTAGTTGTCATTGTTGTTGTCCTTTGTATACGTCCATTATATCTATATTATCGGCTTTTGTCAAGGTCAATCTTGAAGAATTCCGGTATTATATTCTTTTTAATCATATTGCCTATTCTAATAACCCTTAGTAGTCTTTGTGTCTCGCCTTGCTTGCGTATTTTACCAAAAGGGGTAGTTTTATCTTCAAATACCTTGCTTGTATATTTTACCAAAAAAGCCGGGGTGGTTCACACACAACCCGAACTCAATTCCATTAATGTATTACCCAAACCTCCCCAATGGCCCCTCCTTTCTTTCGAGGCTATCTGACCAATGTGTGCTTTTATCGTAGAAACAGTGTATAATATGATGACACGATCTTTTCTAGAGGTTATCAAAAATGACGACTGAAGATAATAAACAATCTATAGAGTCTCAGTTGGAATGCAAAGCAACTGCTGCCCTAAACAATCAGATTGTCGATGAGCTAGAAGCAGAAGACAAGCCCCTGTCAGAGGTTCTTAAAGACGAAGACGAAGAGGACTCACAAGGAGATCTTTGAGGAAGCTATTTATTTTATAAGTCGGGAATGGATTAGGACTGGACATGCATAAAAGTAAGTTTCGAAAAGGAGCAATGGAACTAGGCCTTGCTCAGCCAATGTCTGATGATATATTGCTCGCGGGTACAAAAGCCCTTCTTGATTTTCATCCAATCGAAGGATTTGATCCAGAGCTACTCGATACTGACGCCCTACACTTTGTTACTGTAATAGGTCTCGAATATCGGTGTTATTATCTCTTGCACGAGATACACCGCAGTGGATATAACCTATCCGAAAAAGGGGTAGGCCATGTAGAACTCCGAGATGGTAAACACTATTTCGTTAGAGATATGGCCCTATCATTTGAAACTGGCGATGGCCGTCAATTCGTCGCAGACAGTTCCTATAAACCCATGACGGTTGGTGATGGTGAATATATTATCATAGCCTCTACGTGTCCCCAAACTTATTTGGAAGCCCTCGTTGCCCCCCATTCTATCATAGCTTCAACAGAGCCAATGAATGCTACTCCGGTAGAACTAGAGCCAGAGTCAATACTAGGTAGGAAAGATGACGTAATTCAGTCTATTGATATGGACGAATTAAGACATATGTTTCTTACAAAGCCCCGTAAACAAATTAAGGTTGGCACAAGCCGTCTAGAGCTAACTCGTAAGGGTTCTTCTGTAACTGCTCCGGTTATACAACCTGCCCCTATCTACACAGATCACGAGAAGCCTCCTGCACAACAGGGTTATATCATATATAACAAGGAGAGCAAACGTCTAGAGTTCTTCAATGGTGAGAAGTGGGTTGCCCTGTCTCAGGAGGATATTTAATGCACGTACCCTCCAACATGACAGAGAAAGAAGTTCTGAAGGAAATAAATCTTGTTGTTAACCGCATGGCCCACAAGTATACATTTTATGGCTACGAGGTTGAAGATATAAAACAGGAAGCTTTTATCATCTGTATGGAAGCTCTTCCACGGTATGATGAAGAAAGGCCTCTAGAAAACTTCCTAGCAGTCCATCTCTCCAATCGTCTCAAGAACTTTGTCCGTGACAATTATTTCATGAAGGACGAAGAAGAAAAGCGGCGCGTCGTTATGCCCGGACAGTTGGCCAACGAGGAGTACATTGTCGATGACCTGATGGATGGACAAGATAAACTCGATTATAAAATGATGTTAAAGATACTAGATCTTAAACTCGCCGCTTCCTATAGAGAAGACTACTTAAAGATTATTCATGATGTCTACGTGCCAAAGAAACGAAGAGAAGAAGTGCTGGGTTTTATTTATGAAGTACTAGAGGAGCACGGTCATGCGGAAGGGTAGACTATCAAAGACCGAAGGTCGCTTCATTACAGAAAATGCCGACACACTTTCTGTAGAGGCCATAGCAGACGAATTGGATCGTGACCCCAAGTCAATCGAGCTATTCATTAAGCGTAAGTTAAAGCTTGGTCTATCTGAAGAGGAAGAGGTTGCTTACTCTCTAGAAGATCGCCCCTACTGGAAAGAGCTTGGACAGCAGTTTTCGACAGATGAACTGGTACTGTTTCAGTATCACTGGGGACGCATCATCTCCCAATTCAAGGACGACGTGCTGCCAACGGAGGAGTTGCAGGTCGTAGACGCAATTAAGCTTGAACTGCTTATGAATCGTTCTCTTAAACAGAATAAGGCTAACATAGACCAGATCAATGCATTCGAGGGACTGTCTCGTGAAGAGAGATCCGTAGACATAGATCAGCAGGATCGAGATTATATTCTCAACTTGGAGAGGCAGATCGCTTCTCTCCGTGCTGCTCAGGAATCTTTGAATAGAGATTACCGCGATTTACAGGTTAAGAAGAATTCCATGCTAAAGGAGATGAAGGGAACTCGCGAGCAACGGATTAAGAGACTTGAGGATTCTCGTCAGACTTTTACCGGTTGGATTGCACACCTTATGCGGAATCCTAGCTTGATAAAGGAATACGGAATGGAGATGGAGAAAATGAGACTGGCTATGGAGGGCGAAAGGGAGAGGCTGTCAGCGTTACATACATATGGGGACGGCACGGTGGATCAACCCTTCTTAACTTCAGACACTATAAAGGAATAATTATGTGGCTTAATGTTCTCAAGTTTTTATGCTGGCTCGGATGGCATATATGGGAAAATGTCTGGAAGGGTGGTGGCGTCGAGTCGCATTCTGTCAAGCATCGGAAATGTAAGAGGTGCGGCATTGTAGAGAGGTATTCGATAACTTCGGGAGGGTGGGATCGTGATTAAACACACCTTGTTTCTTAAGTGGTGGCTTATTTTTACTGCGACCATTGTCGGCATGATATTGTTAGCTGTAGACGGCGGATGGACTGTTTTGTGGAATGAAGACACAACAAAGTTAAGCTTTGTACTTCTCGCTATTTTTATGGGCATGTCTATATGGTGTGGAATGAAAACGTGGAGGCTTAGTCGATTTCTAGACGAGGGTCGGGAAGAAAAGCATGTTGTGGAAAAAATTGAACACCTAGTAGAAGTGGGCTGGTTTACCAGCGACCTGTGCTTGAGTATCGGCATGATGGGGACGGTGATCGGATTTGTTATGATGCTGTCGGGACTTGCTCAGGTAGACGTTTCCGATATCAATACGGTGCAGGGGTTAATCAAGAATCTTGGTGCTGGTATGTCAACGGCGCTGTATAGTACGCTGACGGGTCTAATTTGTAGTTCTCTTCTAAAGGTTCAGTATTTTAATCTTAATCAGGCGATTGATCAGGTAAGAAAATGAAGCGGAACTACCATACTAACTTGGCCTTTTTGGACCTGTTGTTTAATACGCTCTTGTGCTTTGCAGCATTGTTTATGCTGTCCTTTATTTTGATTAATCCCAGCAAGAGTGAGAACAATGTTAAGGCCAAGGCTGACTACATCATAACCGTGACGTGGCCATCGGAGTTAAATCATGATGTCGATATGTATGTGCAAGACCCACAGGGAAACCTAGTAGCATTCATGCGCAGGGAGCAGGGGCTAATGCATTTGGATCGTGATGACTTGGGACACCGTAATGATACTGTACAGACGGAATTCGGACCTATCACCCATAAAGAAAATATTGAGCTAGTTATCTTGCGTGGATTTATACCGGGAGAATATATCGTCAATGTTCACCTCTTTTCCAAGTATGACTCGCCAGAAACACAGGCGACTCCGGTTAACATTCGTTTGGATAAAGTAAACCCCACCTTTAAGACTGTAGCCATGAGAGATGTTATACTTAATATCAAGGGTGACGAAAAAACAGCTTTTAGATTTAAGTTGGATAAAGACGGAAAAGTAATAGAAGTAAACGAATTGCCCATATCTTTAACTGCTAAGGAAAGAAGATGAGTCTTACAATCGGTTTTGCGGTTATCGTGTCACTGTTACTTTGGATCATCATCGGCTCCAAGGGCCACTGGGCCACGAAGGCCTTTGTTATCGCGGTAGCATTATATTTCTGTTTATCCGTAGGAGTTTCGATCAGGGGCTTTAAAGGCTGGCCAACTGATGAGCCTCTTCCAGATGAGTTTTATGTTCACTGGATGGTCATTCAAGAGCCAGACCGAAAGACTGGATTTGGGGGAGCTATCTTTGCTTGGGTACACCCCCTGAAGGAGCGAAAGAAGACGAGTGGTTGGACAGACTACCTAGTCCTTTTGAGGGGCGACAGTTCGGAGCCTAGAGCTTACAAGCTACTATATACAAGAAAGCTACACGAGAAAGCTCAGGAAGCTTTGGGCATGATCAGGGGTGGCCAGCAAGTTGTAGGATTAAATGGATCGGGGTCAGGAGAAGGTGAGGCTGGATCTGGAGAAGATCCGTCTGGTCAAGGGGGTGGCGAAGGATCACAGGATGGAGAGGGTGCAGGAAGTCTTACGGAGGGTGGAGATATTTCATTCCAACGACTTCCTCCTCCAGTACTACCAGAGAAAGGAAATTAACTAATGAAGACTAAGGCAATCATTTTTGGAGTTACGGGACAGGATGGAAGCCATTTAACGGATTTGCTCCTGAGTAAGAACTATGAAGTCATAGGAGTGGCAAGAAGATGCAGCGTAGACACTACTGAGAGGATTAAGGATCGATTAGAATGTCCACATTTTCATTTGGCGGAAGGAGACATTACTGATGCTCATAGTGTCATTGGGATTCTTAAGGAGAACGATGATGTAGATGAAGTCTATAACTTAGCAGCACAGTCGCATGTAGGAATCTCTTTTAAGCAACCCGGCCTTACTTGGGATATTACTGGTAAAGGATGCTTAAATATTTTACAGAGTCTTGTGGATCTTGAGATAGACTGTAGATTTTATCAGGCGTCCTCAAGCGAGATGTTTGGCGACTCGTATAGTGTAGATAAGGATGGAAAAAAATATCAGGACGAGAATACCAAGTTTTTACCACAGTCTCCGTATGCTATCGCCAAAGTCGCTGCACACTATATGGTAAGATTGTTCAGGGAAGCATATGGCATGCACGCTAGTGCTGGCATTTTGTTTAATCATGAGGGGGAGCGCAGGGGAGAAAACTTTGTAACGCGCAAAATTACCAGATGGATTAGTGGATACTGTAGCTGGTTAGATCGGTTTCACACTTCTCATAATGAGAATATCCTTGCGTTTGGGAAAGATGAGATCTATATTAGAAGCAGACTAGATAATGATGAAGGATTTGAATACCCCAAGTTAAGACTGGGTAATCTGGACGCATGTCGAGATTGGGGGTATGCCGGAGACTACGTAGAAGCAATGTGGGCAATGCTACAGCAAGAGCATCCAGACGACTATGTTATTTGTACAGGTCAGACACATAGTGTTAGAGAGTTTCTAGACTATGCATTTGGCTATGTAGGTGTAACTGATTGGAGTAATTTAGTAACTATTGATCCAGAGTTCTATAGACCAGCAGAGGTCGATTACCTTTGCGGGAATGCTTCTAAAGCAAAAAATAGATTGGGATGGGTTCCTAAATATGGTTTAGAAGAACTAGTTCAAACTATGATGGAACATGATCTAGATGTTAATCTACAAAGTGTATCTTGATATGACCCTTGTCATTAATAATCTCCAGCCATACAAGCTGGGGAAGTATAATGCCACCTTTCCCATTGTCTTCATTGAGGCCCGTAATCCCGATGAAGCATGTTTTAAGGCGACGTATAACCTTATAAAGATTTTATTAGAGCAAGAAGACACTGTAGAGACTCGGCTAGTGTGCAGAAAAGTCAGACGATACTTGAGAGTTATGAAGGTAGAATGTCAGTAGCAAGACGAAACTATGATGACCCCGCATATAGAGAGTGGAGAAAAAAGGTCTACAGACGAGACAAACGTAGGTGCCGAATGCCGGGGTGTAGATCTAGATTTAAAATTCAAGCTCACCATATAAAGAAATGGTCTGAGGCCGCTATTTTGAGATTTGATGTTGACAATGGCATTACCCTGTGTAAGAAATGTCATGCTTCCATTAATGGGCTAGAGTCACATTATGAGACATTGTTTTCCCAAATAGTGAGAGGGTAAATGGCTAACTATAAAGAAGCTCCTGAATACTATATAGTAAAAGATACCAGAGAGCAAGAAGGTTACTACTTCAGCAAATACAATAAATGTGCTGGAATGGTAACTGAAAAATTAGACACTGGAGACTATGCTATTCAAGGCATGGAAGATAAGTGCTGTATAGAACGCAAGGGATGCGTTGAGGAACTAGCTATTAATTTGGGACAGAAGAAACATGCGTTTCTAAATGAAATAGAGCGTATGGAAAAGTTTCCTCATAAATTTATAGTATTGGAATTTGCCTTGGAGGATTTAGTAGACTTTCCAGAGAATACTAGAATTCCAGAAAAGAAAAAAGCCTCAGTAAAGATAACGGGTAAATACATGCTTAAGTGCCTTATGGAGTTTCAACTTCATGAGGGGATTCATATTATATTCTGTGGAAATAAACATAACGCATTTCTCACAACAAGTAGTATCTTTAAAAGGGTAAACGAAATGTATACTATAGGTAGGAAAAAATGAGTAAGTCATTTGCAGAAACTGCTATGGAGCTAGGAGGCAAGGACGCTGAAGAGTCTGAAAGTATCGGTAAGGTTGATACAGCAGACGATCAAGTAGAGGATCTCTTTGAGGATAAATATCAAACCAACAATAGCCCTGCCTTTAAGGCGGTGTGGGGTAGCGATTTTCCCACCGAGAGTTTTTTTGAGTTTAATTTCCATAGACCTAACTCCGACATGCTGGACAACTGCCTCAATATTACAAAGGACTTTAGGGCAGAAGGTAAGCTATATGACGACAAGGGAAAGCTGAATAAATCTCTGCTTGATGATCTTTCTGATGCGGGATATTTTGGACAGCTAGTCCCATTGCCCGATAAGCCAGCAGTATCGTTCTCAGAGTTCTCCTATTTTCTTACAAAGATGGCTACTGTTGAAGCTAGCTTGGCTGGTCTCTCCTCTATTCATGGATGCATAGGTTCAGTAGACCCCATTAAAACGTTTGGTAGTGAATATCAAAAAAGAAAATATCTACCCAAGCTGGCTAGCGGAGAATTCCTGTCTGCATTTGCTCTAACCGAACCATGTGCTGGCTCAGATCTAACAGCGCTTAAGACTACGGCTCACTTGGATGGTGATGATTATGTGGTCAATGGAACAAAATTATTTATCACTAATGCTATTCATGGTAGACTTGTTTCTATTGTGTGCCTTGTCGAGGGAGAGCCTCAAGTATTAATAGCTGAGCTTCCCGAAAAAGATAATAACCATTTTGAAATTGTAAACTACGATATATACGCGCTTAGCAAATTGTACAATAACGCCTTAGTGTTCAGGGACTTTAAAGTACCCAAAGAAAATCTAATCAGTCTAGAGGATGGAAACGGACTTACGGTTGCCTATCATGGGTTGAATCTAGGCAGGGTGTCGTTGTGTGCCAATGCCTCTGGATGCATGAAGGCCATGCTGGAATCAATGCTTCCTTGGGCTAGCTACAGGTCAACGTATGGACAGCCCATCAAAAATAGAGAGCTTGTTCAGGATAGAATTGCCAGACTGGCTGGATATATACTATCATCTGACGCCTTGGTATCTTGGTGTTCTGGCCTTATAGATAAAGGCTACCGAGGAGAGCTAGAGTGCATCATAGCAAAAACTTTTGGATCTGAATGCCAAAAGGAAGCTGCTATTGACCTGTGTATGAAAACCCATGGTGGGAGATCTTTTCTAGGGGGTCATATTATTGGAGATAATATTTACGACCTTTTGGCCCCCCTGATCTATGAGGGGGAGGGCGACATGCTTAATATGGCGTTCTTCAAAAGTCTAGTAAAAGATCACGGAAAAACTTATTTCGAACCAGTAGGAAAGCTTATGGCTGAGTTGGGGAAAAAGAGTCTTTCTCCTAAAGACATGATTAAAAATTATGGAGTTTTTGTTCCATACGCTAAGTGGCTTTTCACGGAAGCGACAACCATGAAGGGCGGAGTACGCCCCATAGGGTTTAACAAGAGCCTAGTCCGCCATGCCAACTTCGCTATCAAGAATTTGCAAAGTTCGGCTTGGGAGATAAGCAGCCTCATGCGTAAGTATCAACTGAAGTTAGCTGATAGGCAATGTCGCATGTCTATACTTTCTAGGAAAATCCAACACCTAATCACAATGATGGTTACGGTTTGTTATGCTTTTGCTAAGGCTGATACTACGACAGCGCTTATAGCGGATGTCTCTTGTGAGAATCTAAAAAATAAAATTACCGGCAACCACCCCACAGATGAACAGATTAGAAAAAGCGTTAACCTTGGAGCGATATTGACTAGCCAATATGGAGACAACGGTCTCGATTCCATACTCATGAGATACAATGACTAGACATGAGAATAAAAGTTGGTGGAAAATACTGGGAGCTAAGCTTTAGGAAGATGCGTGGCGATTATCTAGGAAGGTGTGACGCTCCCGATACCCACGGAAAGAAAATACGCATATCCAAAGACCTTGAGAAATTAGAGGAATTAGATGTGACATTACACGAATTGCTACATGCGGCTGACTGGCACAAGGATGAGGAGTGGGTCGAGCAAACTGCGTCAGAGATTTCTCATGTTCTTTGGAAGCTAGGGTGGAGAAAAATAGATGAAAGAGATAGATGAGGCGTGGCTGGGTTTGGATATACCCGATGGAGACATCTTTAATCCCGCTTCTACTCTAAGTGTGCGTGATGAGGATTTTCATCTTAAGCTCACATGGCTGATGACTAAGCCAGAGTATTTTTCGTTTATGTGTAAGCACATACTTAATGTGCAGCTATTACCATCTCAGGCTTTAATGCTCCATGAATTGTGGCATCGCAAGTTTCCTATCCTGATTGCTAGTCGTGGCTTTGGTAAGTCTTTCATGTTGTCTTTGTATGCTTTGCTACGCGCCCTTTTGCTGCCTAGTCGAAAAATTGTAGTTGTTGGTGCTGCTTTTCGGCAGTCTAAAATCCTGTTTGAATACATGGAAACTATCTGGAGAAATGCACCAATTTTGCGTGACATATGTAGCAATACGAGTGGCCCACGTCGAGATGTAGACCGTTGCACCATGAGAATTAATGAAAGCACCGTAACCTGCCTACCTCTTGGCGACGGACAAAAGATTCGTGGTCAACGCGCTAACGATATTATTAGTGATGAGTTTGCTTCTATTCCACGAGATATTTTTGAAACGGTTGTTGCTGGGTTTGCCGCCGTAAGTGCGGACCCTATAGATAATGTAATACGGGTAGCAGCCCAAGAAAAGGCGGGAGAGCTTGGACTAGAATTTGAAGTATATGATAACTCAGACTCTATACAAATGATGCCTAACCAGATTATTATTTCGGGTACGGCCTACTATGACTTTAACCATTTTGCTGTATATTGGAAGAGATGGAAATCGATTATTAATAGCCGTGGAGAAAAAGGAAGGCTTAAGGAGGTCTTCAACGGAGAAGATCCTCCAGAAAGTTTCGATTGGAGAGAGTACTCAATAATACGCATACCTTATGAGCTTTTACCTAAAGGATTTATGGACGACTCTCAGGTGGCTAGATCTAAGGCTACTGTACATACTGGCATTTATCAGATGGAATATGGGGCATGCTTTACTAGAGACTCTCAAGGGTTCTTTAAAAGATCGCTAATTGAATCATGCGTTGTTAGTTCAGAGAACTTGATAAAAGACTATCAAGATAATAGTATACATTTTGAAGCTAGCCTTATAGGAAATCCTAAGATAAGGTACATATATGGTGTAGATCCAGCATCTGAGATAGATAATTTTAGTATCGTAGTGTTGGAACTTCATCCAGACCATAGGCGTATAGTCCACTGTTGGACGACTACTAGATCAGATCATAGAGAGCGAGTCAAGAAAGGGTATTCTAGGGAGACAGACTTCTATGCATATTGTGCAAGAAAAATTAGGGATTTAATGAAGCTGTTTCCATGTGAGCATATTGCCATGGATGCTCAAGGCGGCGGCATTGCCGTTATGGAATCTTTGCATGATATAGATAAAATACAAGAAGGCGAGATTGCCATATGGCCAGTTATAAATCCAGACAAAGAGGCTGATACAGATGATGAGCGCGGTCTACATATTTTAGAGATGTGTCAATTTGCTAAATATGATTGGCTGTCTGAGGCAAACCATGGCCTCCGCAAGGACTTTGAAGATAAGGCTTTATTGTTTCCATTTTTTGACGCTGTTAGTTTAGGGCTGTCTCATAGCGATGATAATATTAAGAGCAGGATGTTCGACACCTTGGAGGAGTGTGTCATGGATATCGAAGAACTTAAGGATGAGCTTTCAATGATTGAAATGAGCCAAACCCCCAGTGGGCGTGACCGATGGGATACTCCTGAAGTGATCATAGGAAAAGGAAAGAAAAGTAAGATCCGTAAGGACAGGTACTCGGCTTTGCTTATGGCAAATATGGCCTCAAGAATTTTACAGAGAACGCCTACGCCGGAAGCGTATGAATTTTATGGTGGCTTTGCGGAGTACGGTGGAAAGTATAAATCAAAAGAAGGTGAGAAGTTTTTTTCAGGCCCCAATTGGTTTACTGACGGTATGAAAGATGTGTACTAGATTGTGTATAATTATGATAACAGTTCAATTCCATTCCAATTGTTTTTATGGGTGAAATAAAATGAGTGACGACAAAGGATTGATTACGTGGTCTGACGAGGAAAGTAAAGCTCATGCCATGGAAGAGTTTGCAGAGAGCATTGATGCGTATAGTGGAATTAATAAGTCGCGTGGTAGTCACTATACTAGCTTCACCAATGTAGAAGATCGTCGCAGTGTTAGACCTCCTTTTACGAGGAGTGATTATCATGCTTTTCGACCAGACGAAGAGATCCCTACCCAGCAAAAGCGCATCATAAGGATGTGTATGGATGCATACGACAAGGTGGGAATTATACGAAATGTGATCGACTTAATGGGAGACTTTGGAAGTCAAGGAATTAATCTTATCCATGAGGACAAAAGCGTAGAGAAGTTTTACCAACACTGGTTTAAGAGAGTCGATGGTAAAGAAAGGTCAGAGCGTTTTCTAAATAATATCTATCGGGCTGGCAATGTGATTATGTATCGCAGTAATGCTCAGATTACACCAGAGCTTAAAAGATACATGAAAACTCTTGGCAGTGATATTAAAATCGATCTACCGGCCATTGAGGAGAATGTTATTCCTTGGAGATACAATTTCTTCAACCCGCTTACCGTTGATATGAAAGACGGAAAAATGGCATTGTTTATGGGTAAGAAAAACTTTACCATTACCGCAAAAACCTTTCATGACAACTTTAAGAGTGGAGATATCCCTGCTCACATCTTAGATACATTACCGCCAGCCGCCAAGAAAGCTATCAGGCGAGGGGATAAAGTTATTCCCCTTGATCCAGACAGATTGATAATAGCATACTACAAGAAGGACGACTGGTTGCAGTGGGCCAAGCCAATGATTTATGCTATCTTGGATGATATTGTGATGCTTGAAAAGATGCGCCTTGCCGATATGTCTGCTTTGGATGGGGCTATCTCAAATATTCGTCTTTGGACTTTGGGAAATCTTGAACACAAGATTCTGCCAAACAAGGCGGCAATCAATAAGCTTAGAGATATATTGACCAGCAATGTTGGCGGTGGCACCATGGAATTGGTTTGGGGTCCAGAGCTTAGCTTTACGGAGTCACATAGCGAAGTATATAAGTTCTTGGGTTCTGAAAAATATTCAGCCGTGCTTAACAGCATCTATGCAGGACTTGGCGTTCCACCCACTCTTACCGGACTCGCTGGTCAAAGCGGTGGATTTACCAACAACTTTATTTCTCTAAAAACCTTGGTCGAGAGGCTACAGTATGGAAGAGATTTATTGGTCAAGTTTTGGCAAAAGGAAGTTGAGCTTGTAAGAAGGGCCATGGGCTTTAGAAAGCCAGCCTACGTACATTTTGATCAGATGAATCTTTCTGACGAAACGGCTGAAAAGAATCTCTTGTTGCAATTAGCAGATCGAGATATTATTAGTCATGAGACTTTACTTGAACGGTTCAGTGAAATTCCGGGGGTAGAAAAAATTAGACTAAAACGAGAAATCAAACACCGAGATAGAGACGACGCTCCTGAAAAAGCTGGCCCATTCCATAACGCTCTGCGTGACCATGATCTACAGAAGATTGCTTTGCAGCAGGGCGTGGTTACGCCTGAAGATGTGGGAGTTGAAACTACTTTGGATTCAAAAGAGTTAGTAGATAGGAAGTTTCCTAAACCTCAACCGGCAGGTCCATCTGGTGGTCCACCCGAGCAAAAGAAAAATAGTGAAAATCCTGATGGCGGTAGGCCAAAGTTTTCTAATGACAAAGAACCAAGAAAGAAGCGTGTTGATAAGCCGAAGTCAAAGCCCGGCCTTGCCGAGTTGGTTGTGTGGACTGAAGAAGCTTTTCAGGCAGTGTCTGAAGTTGTTAATACTGCCTTCTTAGATGTCAAAAATAAAAAGAACTTAAGGCAGCTTACGAAATCTGACGTGGCTGATCTAGAAAAGTTAAAGCTAGATGTTTTCGCCAACTTGGAATTATTGTCGCCTATAAGCACAAGTACTATCCACGATGTTCTTGTGAGTGGTTCTCAGGTTCCGCCAGACTTTAAAAAGATGCTTGACGATCAGGGGGTTAACCTGCAAAATATGAACATTGAACCCTATAGAAAGCACGCAATAGGACTGTATCTCGAATATCTGGGCTACTGAGAAAGTCACGATTTACAATATTGAAAATAATTCGTGTATATATTGTTAGAGACTATCATGATAAAAAAAATCACAATATACGAACAAGAAACACAAGACGGCGTTGCCGGTCTAGTGTCAGAATCTAACAGTGTCGCATACTGTACCCAAGCCAGTGTGACCCTTAAGGAAGATTTTGACACAGGTAAGATCAATAAAATTCTCAGTGGTAAAAGTAACCCTGATCAGATTGATCTATATTACTTAGAGTCTGTTCTGGTGACCACCGGGTGGAATAAAAATGATGACGTTTTTGAGCCTGCGGTTGCTTGGGTTGCCAGAAATACACCAGAAGATAAACAGTTTAACTTTATGCACGATGAGAATGATATCATCGGTCATATTACTGGTAGTTATGTGCTGAACGAGTTGGGGGAACGGATCGTTGGGGACACCGAACCTCCTAGCCAGTTCGACATTATAACTGAGGCTGTATTATACAATAGCTGGACGGAGCCAGCTAATAGAGAAAGGATGCAGCATTTAATTGCTGAGATGGAGGAAGGAAAATGGTTCGTCTCAATGGAGTGTTTGTTTGCCGGTTTTAATTATGCCCTTATTGACCCCGAGGGAAAATCACAATTGGTACAACGAAACGAGACTTCAGCTTTTCTTACTAAGCATTTACGTGCTTATGGTGGAACGGGTGAATACGAAGGACATAAGGTTGGGAGAGCTTTGCGAGATATTGCTTTTTCTGGAAAAGGTCTGGTTTCTAAGCCTGCCAATCCTAGGAGTATTATCTTTAATTCTAGTAAGGCTTTTCTTGTTGAAGATAACGACATACTTACCAATATTTCGATAGGAGATGTTAAAATGTCAGAAAATTCAAATCTGTTAGAGAAGCAGGTTGCTGATCTTCAGGCTGAACTCACTGCCGCTAAGGAAGAGAATTCAGCTATGAGACAGAATATCGAAGGGGCAAAAGATAAAGAGTTTGCCGCAACGGTTGAAGCTTTTGAAGCTTCTGTAACTGAAAAAGACATGGCGATTGCCGGTCTTGATGAAGCGATTAAGACGACTCAGGCCAGAATTGTTGGGCTTGAAGACGAGCTTGCTCAAAAGAACGAAGAGCTTGTTGAGACTGTTCAAGCTATCGATGCCATGAAGCAAGCAGAAAAGACCCAAAAACGTCTTGCCAGCTTGGTTGATGCTGGATTCAACAGCGACGAGGCTGAGGAATCTTTGGCTCTTTATGACGCACTTGACGATAAAGCTTTTGAAGCTATCATGACTCAATGGACTCAGAAAAACACGGTAGAAGAAGTTGTGGCAGAAGATGCCGTGGCCGAAAATACTGATGAGGCTGCTGAAGAAGATACGACTGGCAATGAAGCTGAAGCAGAAGTGTCAGAAGAGATCTTTGACGAAGTGGAGTCTACTGAAGCTACTCTCGTTGATGCAGTCGAAGAAGGGGACGAGCTACAGTCTACCCGCGCCCAAGTGGCCGAGTGGCTTGAAGAGAACGTTCTTAACAAGTAAATAAATTATCATGAATAGGAGACTTTAAAATGGCTCTAAAAGCAGATAGACATGAGCTTCAAACTGATATCAGCTTCTTTTATGACGCTGGTGTAGTTACTCGCGGTGGAGTAGTTTGTCACGGCACAGCTGGCTCTGGTTCTGCAATGGATCAGGGTGCTGCCCTTGTAGAATACGTGACAACTATTGCAAGCACTAAGGTGCCCGTTGGTATTCTTATGAACGATGTGGTTAACAAGGATCTAACTCGAACCCATCTAAACCACTTCAAAGACGAAGTGCAAAAGGGTGGCAAAGTGACTATCCTACGCAAAGGTTGGGTTGTTACCAGTAATATTTCTGGAACTCCTGCCGCTGGTGATGTTGCCTATGTTGGAAATACTGGAGTGCTTCAGAATACAGCAGCGGATGCAACCGGCTCTGGAAACCTAGCCATTGGTCGTTTTCTTTCGTCAAAAGACGAAGACGGCTATTGCAAGGTTGAAGTTAACCTTCCTAACCATGGCGCTTTGGCGTAAGCAACCATAAAATTATAAGGAGTATACATAATGTCTACTAAGAACAGACCAAGCGAAGAATTCCTTGCGTTGCTTCGCAAATCTGGGGATAGTGATATTGACGTGGCCCTTCCGGCACAACGTGAATTCGCTAAGGCTCTAGAATTGCCGTTACGTAAGGGCGTTCTTGTCGGAAATATTTTGGGCGATATCTTTGAGACTATCGCAGTTGAACCCGGAAGTTCCACGGAATTTCCAATGGATCTTCTTTCTCCGGGTACAGAGGGTGAGCACATTGCTTATACTAACCCCGGACATGGTAGGATTCCTGAGCGAGCAGTCGAGAGCGACTTCGTGATGATTCCCACCTATAGTATCACTAGTTCAATCGACTACCTCCTACGCTATGCCAGAGAGGCTCGTTGGGATATTGTTGGTCGTGCTATGCAAGTGATGGAAGCTGGCTTCGTCAAGAAGATGAATGACGACGGTTGGCATACTATTCTGGCTGCTGGTGTTGATCGTAACATCTTGGTTTACGACGCCGACGCGACTGCCGGTATGTTCTCGAAGAGACTTGTCTCTTTGATGCAGACCGTCACTCGACGAAACTCTGGTGGCAATAGCGCTTCGTTAAGCCGTGGTCGTTTGACTGACATGTATGTTAGTCCAGAAGCTCTGGAAGATGTGCGCAACTGGGGCCTTGACCAGATTGACGAAGTGACACGTCGTGAGATTTACACTGCTAGTGAGGGCGGCGCTCCCATTACTAGAATTTTTGGTGTAAACCTGCACGACCTTGACGAGCTTGGCGAAGGTCAAGAGTATCAGAACTTCTTCGCTAATGAGCTTAGCGGCGCAGTTGAAGCTTCTGACCTTGAGCTTGTCGTGGGGCTAGACCAGTCCGCTAGCGACAGCTTCGTTATGCCTGTCAAGCAAGAACTGGAAGTCTTTGAAGATCCTTCTATGCATCGTCAGCAACGAGCCGGTTTCTATGGATGGGCCGAGCTTGGCTTTGGTGTTCTAGACAATAGACGAGTGATTCTTGGCTCGTTCTAAGTAAGGTCTTACTAGACCCGTTTCAGAGTCGCCCCGAAATAACACGGGGCGGCTCTTTTTTTATGTGTATATAACTATAGAAAGCTTTCTCTTTTAGGACTATCATGATAGGAGTTTACTATGGCCGCACTCTCTGATTACTTGGAATCGGGCCTTCTAAACCATATATTTAGGACCGAAGCCTTTGCCAAGCCGACAAATATCTCTGTAGCTCTAACTAGTGGCATTAATTCTGATTCTATGCAGGGGTGGAGTATATATGAACTACCCACTGGCATTAATGGTTCTGGCACTGGCTATGCTAGAGTTGATCTAGGCGCTCCAGCCTCAGTAGGGGATCAAAAATGGAGCCATCAAGATACAGATATTGAAGCTGGTAGTGGTGTTATTAGAAATAGTGGACAAATTATCTTTACTTCTGCTCTACACGATTGGGGTTGGGTTTCTGGAATAGCTATTTTAGATAGCAGCACTTACGGTTCTGGCAATATGCTGATGCATGCTCAGTTAACTAATCCGCGAGTTATCTACACTGGCGATAATGTCAAATTTGACATGAATACTCTAGAAATTAGCTTTAAGTAGGGCATAAGACAATGATTGTAGGTAAGCTACAGTTAATAGATAATATAAAGCGAGAGATCCCCGACAATGCTACGGGGCAGGTTTCTCCTAATGATGTCAGGCATAACCTGCTTGACGTAATAGACTCCGTGCATCTATTCACGGATGACAACTACCTAGATTCTCTTAACTTCGCCACCCCCGACACCAGAAGTACAAAGGCTGGCGTTGATACTCTCAAGAATCTGCATTTAGCTGGTTATAGTAGTACAGACAATGTGGCAGTTGGATATGCTGCCCTCTCTCATAACTACGACGGCTTCTCAAATACCGCTGTCGGCTCATATGCTATGAGTTGCAATCTCTATGGTGATAATAACACCGCTCTAGGTTATCAGGCCCTAGCTAATAATGTATTTGGGTCAGGTAATGTGGCCATTGGCGGGAATGCGATCAGAAGCAATAAGCACGGTAGCTATAATATTGCCATTGGCCATGGAGCAGGATACTACATAGATACAAACTCCAGCTATAACTTTTATCTAGGAAGCCATGGTTTAGTAGGCGAGAGCGGAGTTTGTGAGAACCCATCAGGCACAGATCTTACCCCTCTTCTTTTCGGGCACTTAAAAGATCTCAAGCTGGGCGTTGGCGTAAATGCTCTACATGGATATGGAGCCTTGCAGGTAGCCGGGGCTGTTTCACCATCAGAAAGCGGAATGTATGATCTTGGCCACCCCGCCATGAGGTGGCAAAATATCTACCTGTCTGACGCCATAGACTATCCCAATGACAGAAATCTTAAGATTCACACAACCGCCCCCGACGGGGGCGTTTATAGTGTTGTAGACACCGTTTTGTTTATGACTAGTGGAGGTAAGATTGGTCTTGGTACAGATACTCCTTCTGGCGATTATGGACTAGTTACTTCTAAAGGTAGTATTGTTCCGCACACAGATGATACGTACTCCTTGGGAGCACCTGATCTAAAATGGAAAGCTGGATATTTTGGAGATATCACGGTTAGCGGAACGGCAACCATAACTACATTCAATTACACAGAGATTAATAGCTGCATCTATGAGTGCAGAACTCTTTACTTGGCTTCCAGTGGGATATGCACATCCGGTGAACCTCCTTGTGGATTCCTGCAAGATCAGCAGATAGAAGGCGGGGGTTTTGTTCTGCAATCTAGTGGGACAGACTATGCTAGAAATTACGAGTTCACTTTCACAGCGCCAGATGCTACTCTTACATGCCTAGAAATAGATAGTCCCTATTCTCGCTCAGCGTGGAATAGCAATATTAGTATTCATATTGCTTCTGGATCTCATGTCAAGACAGATAGAGTGATTGGCTATGACAGCGTAGCCCTGATAAGTACTAACGATTGCTACGGCCTGTTTATACAAAGGGATACGGATAATGTTGTTTATCTAGCTAAAGAAGATCACATCAAGCCTAATCCGATTAGTCCAGAAGGAAAAATTGGGAACGTAACAGAGGTAAACTTTATTGCTTCGGGTGTTGATAAAGATTACCGTGTCAGCTATTCACATCTTAACTCTGGTATTACTGTTGGCCAACGTCTTGTCACTAGGACAATGAGAAAGCAAACTGATACAGCCTATGATCCTCCTAGAGAACATATTGTTGGATTTAGTATTGACAATATAGATACACAAGACGCCATCGCGGCTCGAACCGGCCAACGTCAAGATAGGTTGGCTATCGCTGCGTATGATGACACCATAGATCCGCTAAACGTCTTAACGATCATGCGGTCCAGCGATCCGGGTTTAGTAGGCGTTAGTGATACATCCGGTGTGGCCCATCTAATCCTCCCAGAGACCATCTTTAATATCCAGAGTACCGGCGAAAGCGTGGTTCGTAATACAAGCTGGGGTCAGGAAGAGAAAACTTCGCTGCAATTGCTAAGCTCGGAAAATAATCCACAAAATTCACTTGCAGAGGGTGTGGAGCTTGAATATTCTGTTGCGACACGAAGGGCAGATATATCCCTTTGGGAGCTTGGTTATAGCAAGATTATGATCTCTTTAGACAATGATAGTAACTTTATTGGTATACAGACAGTTACTCCTAACGAGCTTCTTACACTATCAAGCGGCATAGCTGGCAGTGCTGCTATCAGTATTGAAGAGCAGAATTCTATACCTACTGCTACAACTGATTACGGCAAGGTATACGTCAAAGAGAAGACTGCAACAGATCAAACGCAATCTCTATACTTCTTAGACGACGGCGGTAATGAATTTGAGCTAGTCACTAATGCATACGACGTAACGGGTGGAGTCCACATTTATACAGACGCGAGTGGAAACACCTTTGCTGGCATAGAGACCCCAAGCACCAGAGATGCTGCCGCAGCCGGTTACCTAAGACACGGAAATACCGCCTTTGGTAACAGGACAATATTCGACTT